AGAAATAGAAAATGTATTTGAAGAAAATAACTTTAATTATAAAGGTGATGGAGCATATACAAGTGGCCAACATCCAAATGTGGTGTTTTGGATTGGATGGAACCAAGAAGCATTTAATATTATTGCTGAACTTAAACGAGATGGATTGATTGAGATGGATATTTGTCCACCAATTATTTATCTAGTTGATGGTAAAGGGTTGGACTTACCGATAGTGAAGTCTAAATATATTAAAACAGATCATTGGTTGCCCGTTGCATTTAATATTTGTAAGAAAGAAATGGAGTGTGTTTAAAGTGAATGAAAAAGACGAAATATATAGCCGACTGGACTATGATGCTCCGATTCAACTTATACCAGCACCAGAGAATTTATTTGTTGAATATATAGATGATGAAGAAATATGGTATTCGCCAATCGTATATATGGCTTTAACAAAAGCACACCATATTAATTTCTATGACAGTGATGATATGGGATGTATTGATAAGGCTCCTGCTCGTTATATTAAAAAATTTAATCCCAAGACAGGTGAATTTGAACAATTCAGTAAAACAAAAAATGAAGGAGATAAATCATAATGAACATAGAAATAATCGCAAACCAATTTGAAACAAGAGCAGGTACGTTATTAAGGTGCTACACAGGTTTATTAGAGAGTAGCAGAAAGACACCGTTTGGATTCAAAATATATAACGATCCGTTTGATATGGTGTATGTGGTCATGGAGGGGAATTTATACGGTCACATTTACATTCAAGACTGCAATGTGAGAAAAGCGTTTGAATTAGCGTCATATAAGCATACAGAGGGGCTAATACGAAGCATTGAGGGGCATTATACCGGATATGATATTGAAGATGATAAACACATCTCCATTAGCGATATGATGGCTAGTTTCATGTTCGATAACGATTATTTCATGTACGGACTGGAGACATTCGCAGAAAGTAATAATACGGATATATTCAAGTATATGGAAAAAGATTTTGGTGTTGATGAGCTTGAGGGTGTTCAGTCCAGTAATGCTGATGTGATAGGTAATATTGAAATGTTGTATCAGTTAGCTACAGGGATTAATGAACCGGCATCAGAATTGGTTGAAGGCTTGAAGTTGGTAACTGAATTTGTACAAGATGAGAATGCCACACAAGACGATTACAAGAAGTTAGAGCGTAAGTTAAGTGAGTTGAAAGAATCGTACTATAGTGTGAGCAAGTAGGTAATAAGGAGTCACATGTAGTGTGTGGCTCCCATATAAAAACTAAAAAAAGCTAAACGCTTAATTTTCGTGAGGGGTTAAAACGCAAATTAAGTAGAACTTACGTTCTTTTATCGTGGTGTATGATAGTATATGTAAAACACTTATAAAAGCTGTTAATTCAATGTTTATTAGGGTTGTTAAGTATAAAATAAAATGAGTAAAAACAGGAACATAAGTTTGTGTTTTAAGTGTAAATTTAGTATAATATAGTTAGTAAGAATTCTCGTTTCAAAATAAAAAACTACTCCTTTTTACATTTTTATTACGTGTAACGTCCATCGAGAGAAAAAATGGAGGTTATAATCGTGAAAACAATTGAAAAAGAAAAAACAAAGGTACCAAACGAATATTTAAGAATTTTTGATACTATTCAGAACTCAACAGATAAGTATATAACTAAGTCCAAGATACTTAACTTAATGGGGTACGAATATAATTCATCTAATGAAAGATGGTTAAGAAATGCTATAAGCAAATTGATTGATGATTATAGTTATCCTATAGGATGTAGCTATAAAAAACATGAACGTGGTTATTACATCATTACTACCGATGAAGAAAAGCAGCAAGCAATGGAAAGTATTAAAAGATTAGCAGACGGTAGTATGAAACGTTATGAGGCTTTAAAACGTATTAAATTATAAAATAAAAACGAAAGAGGTATTTGAATATGACAATGAAAACTGGAAGTGCATATGATGTATTATTTAACGATAGAAAATATAAGGATTTATTAGATAAAGTAGATCAATTTTTAGAAGAAACGTTCATTATGTACCAACGTGGTTATAGAATGGATATCATTGATGAACAACAGAAACCGAAAGTAACTCAAATTGAAAATGAATTTAAACAATTTGCTAGTGACAAATTAAAACGTATTGAAGCACGTATGGATGAAATTGAAGAGGAATTAACAAGAGATGATGTGGAAGACCCACAATCTGAATTAATCAAACGTCAAAATTTAGAGGCGAGATTATCGTTTTATAGTAATTCAGAAATTATGGATTACATTAGAGAGGCAGACGCAGAAAAAATAGACGTATTTGAATTAAGTTTATTACAAAAAGCATTTGACCAACGTTTATCTGAAAGTGAACAAAGTCAAGTGTCATTCTCTCTAACAGCATTAAAACAAGCCGTGTTATATCCATTTGAGAACAATGAAGAACATGACAATCTAGCTTACCAGTTTAATGTGTTGAGACAAATTGGCATGGCAAATAATGGTTCAGTTATCACAAAAGATGATGAGGGTTACGTGGTCATTAAGCCTTTAGCAGATAGATACAATAACCAATTGAAATATGCTAAAGCTAAAAAAGATGGTGCAAGACAACAAGCTCAATAAAAAAACAATACGTTTATAACAAATAAAACTAACTAGCGCCTATCCTTAATTGGGTAGGCTCATTCTATATTATTGGGGGTATTATCGTGCAGGAACATACTAATGAATCATATCAACAATCAAAGATATCTGAATATGAGTTATTAACAAAATATAATCCTAAATATATTAATTCTAAAATTAAAACGGCACAGTCACATATAGATGAAATGTATCACTTAAGCACCTCAATAACAACATGTGACGATATTATGGGTGTTATTTCTGTATCTTATCCCGTTGATAATTTAGTGATATGGATCAGTGAAACTAAAGATAATTTGAAACGTTTTAAAGATGATTCAGCAATGCGATTGTATTTATTAAAACAAATACTCAATACCTATTCACAAGAAGAGCAACGGCAGGTTGTTAGATATATGCAATCACATGGACGTATCAAGTCACATGAGCTTATTGAACGTTTGCAGGTAGATTTATACAACATTAATCATGATAAGCCTTTAACAAAGGCTAGTGAGCCACAACATACAATGGTGGTGTGATTATGTTTGTTGGTGATAAGGAGGCACTGAAAGACTTTATATTAAACTACCATAATAATGTGGATGATGATTATAAGGATGTATCAGTTAATGATTTCTTTACGCTAAATGATGATGTAGACGAATATTCATATCAAACAATTAATGCAGATGAACATATATTTATGAATGACCTAGATATCCTGGTTGATCGTATTGCAGATTTTAGAGAATACAATATTTTTATGTTGCTATGTAATGGACGCACATTTGGCGATATAGCTCAAATACTAGAAATTACCCAATCCAGAGTCCAACAGTTATTTGATGGTTTACTAAATAAAATAATAAAACAAGGAGCGTGATTCAATGGACAAATTAACGCCAAAACAAGAGCGTTTTGCGAATGAGTATATTAAGACACTCAACGTTACTCAAAGCGCTATAAAGGCAGGATATAGCCCAAATAGTGCACATGTAACTGGTAGTAGGTTATTACGCAAAGAGAAAGTGGACGAATACATTAAAAGTAAGAAAGACGAGATTATGGACGATACCATTTTATCAGCTAAAGAGTTACTGTATTTATTAACTCAAGCTGCAGTTGGCGACGAAACTGAAACCAAAGAAGCTGTAGTGAAGAAAGGTACTTTTGAACGTAATCCAGACACTGGACGCATGAACCTCGTATATAATGAACATGTGGAAACAGTAGATGTACCTATCAAGCCTAGTGATCGCATGAAAGCTCGCGATTTACTCGGTAGATACCATAGCTTATTTACTGAGAAAGTAGACTTAAATGTAGCTACACCAGTGTTTATAGATGGTATCGGAGAAGATGATGAGAAGAATGAGCAAGATTTAAAAGAGTTGTGAAAGTAATATCCTAATGCAACATTTTTAATTGATGATGTATCGTTGGAGGACTAATAATGAAATTTAAAAGCACTAACTATTCATT